TTACATGTTCGCGATAATCGCGTCGCCAAACTCGCTACATTTCAGCAGTTTAGCGCCTTCCATCAGACGTTCGAAGTCATAGGTCACGGTCTTGGCGGCGATAGCGCCTTCCATGCCTTTGACGATCAGGTCTGCGGCTTCGAACCACTGCATATGGCGCAGCAGTAGTTAACTAATAACATTATTACTTATTGATTTAAAAAGAAAAATAGGTATTTTTGATATGTGGTTAATGTTTTTAGCCTAAGCCCTAACCTATTGAAATTCATTAGTATATTTTCAGTTTTGATAACTGGCTTTGAGTTTTTCAGCTCATCTGGATAGTGAATTATTAGCCAATAATACTCACTCCCTGTGAGTCGGGTTAAATATTTCGGATGTTCTAATTCATGCTTTGAAAGCATTATAAAAATACTATAAAAAAGCCTCGAAATTCGAGGCTTTGATTGAAAGCGCCATCACTATAATATTATTTTAATAATTATCTACCATGTAATTATTGCTCTTTTCCAAACCATCTTCCCTTTTTTCTCTTCTTTTACATACAGAATCTTTTTCATAATAAAATAAAAAACAAGAGAAAGCGCAATTATAGTAATATATGCACCGATACCGAAAGATACCAGAAACACAACTAAGATTCCAAAGAGCGCTACCAGTAAAGACGTACCGATAGATACCAAATTAATTCTTTTGCGAGCGTCTCTTGATACATACCCTTTAATCTGAAATGCATGGCAACTGTGGCAGCGGTCCTCATTAATTAAATTTGCACCACAAAATGGACATTTATCATCTTTTGTTGTCATTTATTTTAAATCTCAATATAATAGTAATCACTCATCCACAACCTTCCCTGGCAAGCGCAATCAACAACAGAATGTACTTTATTTTTTTGTTCTATTGTCTCAACTCCCTCAACAATCACGAAATTGCAGTATGATTTTACTTTATTTATTACGTTAAAGAATTCGCTCTCACTCTGTATTTCCCAGAAATAATCTTTATCAATTTTTATACATTCAAAATTAAACATATCTATAATTGTTAAGCTTGTTAAGCCGCTCCCAAAATCATCCAGCCATACTGGACACAATTTTGAAAGACACTTTAAGTCAACCATAGAGCATTTAGTATTGAATTCATGAAAATGCTCGTTAATCTCAAAAGCAATGTTTTTTTGGTTTTTTAAGTAATCACCAATATATTTATCGTTCAAAATACAATCGCTAATAAGACTATCAACATTCAACGAAACTGGTTTGAACTTCAATTTTGATGTGTCAAGCCTTTCAATTGTCAATATCTGTTTCTTAAACACATCGATTTTTTCTTTATCGCTTAATGAAGTGAAACAAAAACCAACTTCATTAGCAAGGTAATCATTGCAATACTTTTCTTTAACATTTTTCGTGAGAATTTCCCAAGAATGAATAGAACCATCTTTTTTAAAAGATGGTTCTAAAACAAATCTACAGGAATCTATTTCCACACTGTTCTTTACCATTAAAAAAACACCGGAACTAGGAATAATCCTAATCGTGTCATAATTAATAATGAAAGAGAAATAGTTTAAAATGATCGATAACGATCGAACAATAGGCGAAACCTATCACATTTCATAAATTGATCGATTATTCAAATCAAATGACTCAAAAGAGAAAATCAATTAACACGAGCCAGTCATTAATTATAATAAAATCATACGGTTAAGCGGTGACACTGATTTGGTGGCAGGTATCAAACGTTAGTTGAGATGGTGTCTGTGGTTCCGAATAAATTTATCCGTATTGGTAATGCCGATCATAAACTATCTTTAAAATTTATAAGCATAAAATCATGAGAAAAGAAATCATATCATCTTCAATTATTCGGCATGCAATATCCATTCTTCCCGTTACGTTTAACTTCATATAGCATTTCATCAGCCTCTTTGATCCACTCGATGATTGATTCTTTATTTTCTGCGCAAGAAACACCGATACTGACAGTACAGTAAATATCTTTGTGAGAAGGTAATGAAAGATCTTTAATTTTTTTCTGAATTATATGAACCATAGCTATAACAAGCTTATTATTACTATTGTTAACAATAATAGCCAACTCATCGCCACCAAATCTTGCTGGTACGTCCTTCTCGCCAGCGCAGTCTCGTAATATTGATGATATACGAGATAACACCGCATCACCTACTTCATGCCCATAGGTATCATTAATTTTTTTAAAATTATCAACATCAATTAGCATAAGATAAGAATGCGTTCTCTTTTTACGTGTCGCACGAAAAGCACTTTCCATTTTCTGCTCAAAAAAACGGCGATTTGGCAGATCTAAGCCAGGATCCATCAGAGCCTGTTTTTCCAGTAACTCCCTTCTTTTCCTCAACTTTATAGATAAATGTCTTGAAACTACACTCAATACAATGGGATAGCAGGTTGCCAAGGGTAAAGAAAGCAATACCGTTCGGGTACTGAATTCAATCGTATATCTGAAATCATTTGCTAACCAAACTGTCAGGAAACTAATCATCATACACGTTAATGCTGGTTTTAAAATTTTCCATCCACCAGCAGCATAGCGATCAGCTATTTGAACTGAAATTATGAATAATGATGAAATTGGACTAACTTGCATTACGGCTATCCAGATACCAGCCCAGAATGAATCAAGTATCATATTCTTTTTTTCAGTACCCAGCATATCCTTCGACATCATGCTTGCCAGATAAGCAACCGATGGCCAGATGAGTGCATTAAGAATTAACAAGGCTATTGTTATTTTTTGATGTGACTGCTCCTGGAGGACAGAGTATATAGGGAGAAAGCAAAGAACGACACCTATCTGACGTAAAAAATATACTCGTTTAATAAACGATGAATTTCTATCAGAAATGTATTTTTCATCCGGGAAATTTGTTAACATAGAAAGCCTATTAAAAATCACTAAGGACCGATATCACTACAACCCACTAAATAACAAGATAAAACCGCCCTGCATTACAAATTTATAACATGGGTGTAAAAATTACAAGATTGCACCTCAATTAATTATAAACGTGTCAATAATAATATTTAGCATCCATTACCCTGAATCTATCTTTATGATTTCTATCTGATGGAAAGTAATACTTTAGTTTTAAATCCTTAAACATGAAAACCCAACAGGATTTAGCACTATTGCATTATTAATTTTGGTAGGTTATTAAAAAACGACACAACATCTGACCAGTAGAAGTTTACTTGAACTTACTTATCGTTTACTTCAAATTATTCTGTGATGTACACAGCAATTAATGTCGTTTCAGTTGCCCCCGGCAAGTGCCTCCGGGGGATTTTTTATGCTCCTCAACTTTCTAGGGCGTCAACTCGCCTAAGCAAATCCTGTACCACGGTCACCAAATCGGCGATGATTGCCGTGTAATCCACATTCATCACTCTGAATTTTTCGCCATCAATCTCCTGCTCGATGCCGAGGAAAGTATACAGATCGTCAGCTTTTTCAGCCTGCTGAGCGATAAAACCACGCCTCCGGCGCGTTTCGCCCTTCATGTTGAACTCGCATACCCCCAGCGCGTTAATGCGCCTGGAGGCACCTTCCTGAGATTCCGTAAAATCCTCTTTCAGCCGCACGTCTGAGCCGGTGGTCAGGACGTCCCCTTTGCCAGTGGAAATGGTGCCGCCAGCGCGGAAGATCCATGCATCAGTTCGGCCATAACCATCGAGATAGACAGCCGCGTGACCCGTCAACAAAGTCATTCGAGCGGATCTCGTTGCCGATCTTCGCGTTCGTGATGGAACCGTCCGCGATTTTGGTTGAGGTCAGGGAACTGTTTTTGATACGTGCCGTATCGATATACAGCTCATTACCTTCGGCAACCATCACCGGAACAGCCGTCGCATTATTACGGTTAAACAGCGAGAAGCGGTCAGCGTAGAGGATCATGTCGCTCGTTTCACCATTGCTGCCCAGCGTAATCCCCGCGCCAACATTCTTCCCGTTAACCGTCTCAACCTTCATCGACCACAGCGAACTCACCGTACCATTCACATCCGCCACGGTTTTAGCGGTGTTTTGAACGGAAGCGCTGAGATCCCCGACACTGGATGTCAGGGTCGTCTGCTGCGTTGCCAGCGCCTCCAGTGCCGTTGCATGCGTCTGCTGGGTACTGGTGATACTGGCCACCGATTTAATCGTGTTGTCCAGCGTCGTCTGGTTTTTGATGTTGGCGGCCGCCTGCGCGTCAATCTGCGACTGAAGCGAGGTATTCAGGCTGGCCTGTGTGCTCTGGCTGTCGCTCAGCGTCTTCGCCATGTTATCGACGCGGGAGTTGGCGTTATCCACTTTCGTGGCCAGTGCCGTCTGCTGCTGCGCCTGGGCAGTGATTTTCCCTTCGGCATCCGTTACGCGCGCCGTCAGGCCGCTCACAGCGCTCGCCGTCGCGTCAGAGGCATCCTGTGCCGCTTTCGCATCGGTAACATCCGTGATGACCAGATCGTCGATATACAGTGAATAGCCAGGGGTACCGTTGCCGGTGGCGCCACGGGTGGAGATCCATACCACCGCGCGTGTTCTGCCTGCCCCGTTGTTACTGGCGATACCCGTGAATTTCACCCATTTATCGCGCGCGCCCAGAGAGGCTTCGCTGACAGTGACCGCCGCCTGCCAGGCATTTTGCCCGGCAGCATTCTGCGACTGGATACCGACCAGCGTTGTCCACCCGGAGGAGGGTGCCTGATCCGCCGGCATCATGGCCCAGAACTCAAACCGGAACTTCGCGTCCTCACGGACTGACTGCCAGGTGCCAAGCTGTTTATCGCTGTTGCCGCCGTTGTTCTCATCCCGTCTCAACTTCAGGCTCTTATCGCCGGTGAATTTCTGAGACGCCACCACAACGGCGGTGCCGCTCCCGCCCAGCACCTGGCCATCGCTGTAGCTTTCAAACGTACCGTCAACCCACGGATTAGCTCCCTGAGTGCGGATGGTATTGATGGTGCTGGTCAGCGACGTGATGCTCTGCGACTGGCTGGTGATGGTGTTTTCCACCTGGCTTACGCGACCGGTCAGAGAACTCACCGCGGACGTGTCAGCCTTTTTACCCAGCTCAGTATTCATCGTGGTCAGGCTGTTCTGCAGACTGGTGAGCTGCTGCGACTGCGAATCCAGTTTACCCTCGGCAGACGTCAGCCTCCCGTACAGAAGATACCGACAGGCGATGCTCCCGGCCGAACAACTTGCCAAGCTTGCCGTACAGGCGAACCAGAACCATTTTCTCTATCGTATTAGTCGTCATTTTTATGCCTCAGCGTCAGCATGGTTCGCTCCCGCCAGATCCCACCGTATGGAACCTCACCACTCAGCTGGCCATACATGTGGTGCAACATTTTTCCGTTGCCCAGGTAAATGCCGGCGTGGTTGATTTCGTCCGCTCTGTACTGCATCAGGATCACATCGCCTGCCTGCAGCTCGCTGGCGTGAGAATAAAAGCCGGCCTCCGCATAGTGCCGCACATACAGGTTTTCCCCCCGGGTCCACCAGTTGTCCTCTCGGGGAAAATCAGGCAGTTCGATACCACGCTCCTGCATATACCAGTCGCGGACCAGTCCGTAGCAATCCCAGCTACCGTGGATAAACGGACGGTTCAGAAGAGGCGGGGAATCATCCGGCGTCGTAACGGTGTAGTCGCCACCTGGCCAGCTAATAATGATCCACGGCAGGCCTGTTTTCTGGCAGCCCTGCAGGTCCTCGGCGGATGCGTGCGGACCGGCATCCGGATGTGAATGCACTACGGCCAGAACGTCGCCGGCATCCTCTGCGGCAATCCAGTCACCGGCTGCGATCCGAAAATGCTCCGTCGGCATTTCATGACTGTTTTCGCAGCGAATATATCGCCGCTGCCGCCCGACCCGGGTAATCAGGCCACAGCATTCGTTCGGGTAAACATCCGCGGCATGCGCCTCAATAGCGGTTTTCAGTCTCTGGCTCAGCATGACTACATCCTCAGCAGACCAATAGCCGGGAATCCGCCAAACGGCAGCATGGCATCATCACCAAAACGTAACTTACAGCCCGCAACCGTTCCCGGGCAGACGTCCAGTGCCGGGTTGTCTACCGGATTGCCGAATTTGTCGTAATAACGCGTGCCGGTATAGCCGCAGTCAGCGCCACGGTACTGGCCCTGCATGCACCAGGCACAACGGTTGGTCATCTGGCGTGCAGGCAACTTCTGGCCGGTAACGTCGACCGGCGAGCTAAGTTTGAACTGGACCTGTTCATCGTCATCGCTGGATTTACTGTCAATGTAAAAGACATCGATCTGCTCTGCTGTCGGGTCAGCCTGTGGATTGCCGTCAGGGAAGTTCCTGGCATCGAGATAGTGCGCATACGTGCGGTGAACCGTTACCTTCGCCTGCTTCATATCCTGGAACATGTGGCATAACGCACTGATTGAGCCATCCAGGTTCGCAATGGACAGCTTGGGGGAAGCTGGCGAACCTTCACCGTTAGACTCAACGTCCTCGATTTCACATGGCCAGAGCGTATATTTCACGCCCTGCCAGTAAATCGGTTTGCCCGTCAGCTTTTCCGCATCGCTGCCAGCGGCGATAATTTCTTCTTCGGTATACGGGATAGCGTGGTTGTGAAAATACAGTACGTCTGCACCAAAAGTGGTGCCATCCACTTCGAACAGAGTGATGACGTTACCGGGTTCCAGTTTTTGGTCGTCGGCTGCAATGCCCATAATGTCCTCGCTGCGGGACCGAAGCCCCAATAATAAAAAACCCCGCTGAGCGGGGTTAAGTTGATGGTGTGGGTGCCGGACGGCACGGGAGGTTAACGGGGAAAGTGGTAGCCGGCATCGGTGCAGATTGGCATCATCATTCTTTCCATATCATCACTATGGATAATGGTGTCCGCGCTAATTATTATCCCAGAGTTGTTTCTCCTCGGGCCAACCAGTAAGAGCGCTTTTCCTGCATAGCCACCATAAGAGTTTTTGGCATTTATCTGAGCACAGTAAATATCCCCACCCATATCTGGCTGCCAATAAATTTTGGCGCTATCCGGATCTTTCAGCTTCTGCTTCGCAGACTCTTCAATGACCTTTTTTTCCGACGCCGTTAACTCACGTGCTGCCGCTGTACCGGAAAAAAGAACGGCGATGCTTGCCAGCGCCAGTACCATTTTTTGCATTATCATTCTCCATTATATCGGTGCGGCTCTGTATGCCGTCACAAACGTAACAGTAACGGTCATGCGCGCAAAATCAAGCAGTTGAGGCTTGATCTGCGTTGCACGATATAGCCCCCGCTCGCCCAGCGGATTAACCCATATGAATGAACGTGTTTCACCATGACGGCGCAAAAACTGCAGGATCGGCATGACCACCTCCCTGTAGTCGGTGAATGTCAGCGGCCATGATTGCGATTCAGGATTAATACCGTCACCAGTGACCTGCTCATAACCATCGCCATATTTCACGGACCGCGTCGCATATTTAATATCCGCAACAGGACCATTCAGCGGCGACCAGTCGAAGGTTTCCAGTGCGGCCATTAGCGCATGCTCCTCAGTTTCACATCGATCATCCCACCGTTACCGTCATCGCGCATAAAGGCTTTATCCTCACGCACTGAGATGGCGGTCAGAATATCCTGCAGGACCAGCTGCTCGACGTTGAATCCGGCGCGGCCAATCAGTGCATTGGAAATAGGTACCATCGCAATCAGAGTTTTCGCCGTCAGTTTTACATCATCAAAGCGTGTTTCTGATGTCTTGGCGTCTTTGTTTTCTCCTGTGTAGCTTGCCGTTGCACCACCGGCTACGCGTGGTAGCGTCATATTACCGTTAGGCAGCGGAACGGGACGGGCACCCAGCTTGCGGACGATGGTGCGGTCGCTCAGTAGCTCGATCACCTCACTGTGGAGGTTCTGCGGAATAAGCACACCCCCGGACGCCGCTGCGGTGGAAATGGCCATCGATACGGACTGGTCATTCAGCTCTTCTGAAGCGAATTTTGCCGCGTCCTGCAGATTCCCTGCGCCTGCGGCGACAGACATAACCAGTCGGGTCATGCCAGCACCGGTGTACTGTTTCGGCTCCTGCTTAACAATAATGCCGGGGGCCTGCTGAGTCGCTTTCACGGGTTTTGCGACCAACGCCGCAGCACGTTCGGCAGCTTCCAGGCGTTCAATTTTGGCGCTGATATCAGTGAACTGCTGCTGCAGGTTCGCAAACTCCGTCAGCTGCTCCGCAGTCAGCGTGCCGCCGCTGGCGTCAATGGTTGCCAGGGTCTGAACCTGTTCGTTGATACCCGCACGCTGACGACGCAATTCTTCAATATGTGGCATTTTATTTCTCTCTTTTTAGACATAAAAAAAGCAGCCTGCTGGCTGCTTAAGGTGACGCGGTTTGTGTTTGCGCCGGGTTACATTTTGGTTTGCAGATCCATCGCGGCTGCCTGCATCTGAATGGAGGTTTTTTGACGGGGTTGCTGATACTTTGCCGCGATAGCATTGATCGCCGCCTGGGGGTCAGAGACTTCATCCGCCAGGCCGGCGGACACAGCGCCAGGGCCAAAATACAGCCCCGCCTGCGTATCAATGACGGCCTGCTGATTCAGGCCGCGATATTCGGCCACCGACCCCGTAAACGTCTCGTACATTTCGTCGATCATGCCCTGGAACATACCCAGCGACTCTTCACTCAGTGGTTCATGTTGGGTGCCGTTATTTTTGTTATCTCCCCGGTAAATGGTGGTGAACGTCAGCCCCATTTTTTCTTCCATCTTCGACGTATCGAGGTGCTCCATGATCACACCAATCGACCCCACGCCACTGGTCTGGCTGACGATGATTTTGCTGCAGGGCCGATGCGATGAAATACGCGGCGGAATACGCGCTGTAGTTCACAATCGCCGTGATGGGTTTCGTGTCGCGAGACTGATAAATGTAATCGGCCAGCTCCTTGCACCCCACCGCTGCGCCGCCGCCGGAGTTAATATCCAGAACGATTTCGCTGATTGAGGGGTCGTTTAACGCCGCCTGCAACTGCCCGCGGATCCGCTCGTAGCTGGTCAGCTCGGAGCACATCGCCGTAATCTGCCCCCGGCGTGGAACAAGAATGCCGTGAACGGGGATCACCGCCACCCCGCCGGTGGGCTGGACCTGCTCAGCAGCAGGTGATTTACCCGGATTCAGCGCCATCTGAATGGCGGCATCTTCGGTGATCCCCTGAATACGGGGGATGAGCACCGCTTTCACGGAGTCCATTGTTTGCCGCGTCACGTAATGCGGCACGCCAAAGACCATATCTGCCAGGTGCGGCAGGTTAATTAATTTCGTTGTCATGTTGTCTTCCAGGTCATCCCGCGCGGCGGGAAATAATCAGGCTCTGGCCAGAAGGGTTTCGATTTCGGCCAGCTGTTTCGCTGTCGGCGACTTATCGCCAGGAAGGATCTTCGCGCTATCGACCATATTGAGCGGCGTCAGGTATTTGTCCCCGCCAGCAATTGGCGGCAGATTCTCCATACGCCGGATATCGTTAGTGGATAGCCATCCCCACTGGCGGCCCAGCGCATACGATTCATAGCGTGACTTCTGGTCGCCTCGCAGCAGCCCGGAAACGTTGAACTCGATGTACAAATCGCGGCGTTCGCTGGGCAGAAGCAGATCGCGCTGCAGCGCACCCTCATGGCGTTTCAGCCAGGCCAGCAGCGTATACATCACGAACTGCAGGCCCTGGTGCTCGATGTTGTTGTTGGTCGCTTTCGCCAGCATCTGCACCATATGTGGCGGGATTTTATAGAGCCGGCAGACCTCTTCCACGCCCCACTGCCGCGACTGTAGCAGCTGCGCCTTTTCGTTATCCTGAGACAGTTGTTTGTAGCTCATGCCCTCCTGCAGCAGTGCCACAGAGAACATATTGTGAATACCGGAATGGCGTTCGGTCCATTTCGCCAGCAGGCGATCAATAGCATCCTGGCTTTTAATGGTCGCGGCCTCTTTCGGACGCTCTATCACCCCGCTCATCGTTGTCCCGCGCCGAAATGTCGCTGCCGCATGCTCCTCAACGGCCAGATTCAGCCCCAAGACATCGGCGTTCGTCTGAATGGGGGAACTGCCGATATAGCCATCCAGAGAAAAGACCTTCACATGGTGCATCATGCGCATCGGCAGAATTTCACCGACTTCCGGGAGTTCGTAATACGGCATACCGTCCGGCCCTTTCAGCACAATGACCTTTTTCGGGTTAATGGGGATCAGCTCTTTCGGGTAGCCTTTTCCGTCCCGTTCGATGATCGAGTAGCAATTTCCCTCAAGCCCCAGCAACCCCTGCTGCTGCTCGAAATACTCGAATGAGGTGTCTTTCCTGTTGGGCTGGGAGTGAATCAGGTCATAAACCGGGTGGTCCGTCGCACGCTGGCGCCCGCCATTTTTATCCCGCCGGTAGAGTTCGCACGGCAGCTGCGCGACGGACTCCGCCAGGAGGGTGACACAGGCCCGGACCGCTGAAAGTCCAAGAGCGGTTTCCGGCGTGATTATGATGCCAGTTTTGCTCTGGCTTGAACGAACCCCGCCCAGCATGGCTTCCCAGAAGCTATTACCCGAGTATTGTCGGCCCCTGAACATCTGGGGTAGGAACATTATTTACCTCCGCCATTGCTGACGCCGGAGGAAAAGGCCCGGGTTGTCATATATGACCAGCCCAGACAAATAATCCCTCCTGTTATCAATCCCACTGATGGAGAAATAAGCCAGGCACCTGCGGATAACAATCCAGCACCAGTGAGGCCGACAATAAAACTCAGAACTGAAATTAGCATGCTATATCCTCCTCATCGTATACGGATGTCATCACTGAACTGTTAAGCATGGCGCGCCCCAGCCCCATCATTAAACCAACCGCACCATCTATCTTGTTCTGCCGCCCTTCTTTCCCGGGACGCACAATATCGTCACTTCCGGGAAGGTACTGGCCGACGATATTGGAAATACACCAGTTCATGACAGGATGTCCGTCATGATGGAATCTCCCCGAGATGAGCGCAGCCTCAATCTCTCTCATAGGATCACTCATATGGGTAAAATTTTGTCTTATCTCGACAGGCTCAAGCCCCTCTTCCTCAAGCATGTGACGTAATGAAGTCGCGCCATAAGGATCAATGGGGCATTGGGCAATTTTTACGGTATTCCGCAGCTTCAGGATCGTTTCAAATATCAGCCTGTAATCAACTTCGCCACCATCGGTCGGGATCAACTTACCCTGCCGGACAAAGGACTGATAACGTTCTGCGGTACTTTTCAGCGCGGTCTCCTGCGAGTAAATGGTTTCTTCTGGTGCCCAGAACAGAGGAGAAACACAGTAAAAATGTGTTATTCCGTCTATTTCACGACGAAAAACTGGAACCACGGCATTGAGGTCAACTTTCGAGGCCAGATCTATACCCAGCCAGCATTCTTCCCCTTCAAAATCTGACAACTTAAGGTTTTTATCGGCTGCATCCATCCATTTTCTCAGGTCGTAATAAGCTGATTTTGCGCTTACCCAGCGATTGAAATGCTTGGTCAGAATCTTGTTTGTCTGCCCGGGCGTCGACATACCCAATAATTGTTTAGCCCGGAGAAAATCTGCTTTTACCGAAATGCCATAGTTGGGGTTTGCCTTGATTAATGCCTCAGGAGTCGTCCAGTCATCATCGTCATCAAGGCCATAAATCAGCCCAAATATGGTTTCATTTTCCTCGCCATTACGGGTTCTCCGCAGGATCTCGACAACCTGAGTACGCTTTTCATAGCAAGGGGATGTAATGTCATAGCCGGCGGTGGTGATGATCAGTGTCATCGGTTGTTCACGAGCCCCCATACCGGTGGTCATGGTGGTGTAAAGCGCATCAGTAGTATGTTCGTGATATTCATCAATGATGGCGCATGATGGCGAATCACCATCCCCCGGGTCACCGATCACAGGCGCAAAAACCGAACCGTCAGGGCGCGTCATTTTTTTTGCCCAGGGTTTTATCGAGAATTTTTGCCGCAATGCCGGCAGCTTTTTCACCATTTGCAGCGCCGGAGAAAATACCTTCCATGCCTGTTTTTCAGTCGTGGCGCCGCAATAGACTTCTGCACCATGCTCGCCATCTGCACAAAACATATAATTTCCTACAGCAGCGGCAATAGCGGATTTCCCGTTCTTCCTGGGCACCTCGATATAGATTTCAGAGAAACGACGCAGGCCTGTCTTCTTGTGTACCCATCCAAACGGTACGCCAAGAGCGAACTTCTGCCAGGCTTCAAATTCAATCCGGAGTTTACGCCGGGCCCATTCCCCTGAGGTATGAGGCATTTTCTGGGCAAAACGAAGAAATCGTTCTGCTTTGTTTTTATCGAAGCGGTAGGGCCAGTGGGGATCCTTTGCTCGTTCGAGGTCGTCCAGATGTCGCTGACAGGCAAGTACCGTTAACTGACACGCCAGAATCTTCCCGCCAACGATATCCCGCGCATACTGGTTCGCCGCATTGACGTTCGGATAGGTAGCCATCAGTCAAACTCATCGAATTCATTCCCGTCATCGTCCGGATCCTTTTGTCCGCTGGTCATGCGAAGACGACTGAGCGGATCTAACCCCAACAGAGAGCCGAGGCGGGCAAGCTGGGAAACCGAGTCATTCCGGACATTAACTGCAGGGTGTTTTTTCAGGCCCCCCATTTCACTTTCTGAGGTCAGTCCGCTGGCCAGCATTTTTTCGGCTTCGAGCATCAGATGAAAAGCATTGCAGTAAGCCAGCAACAAAGGTGCGTCCTCCAGCTCAAACACCCCTCGGTCGATGAGTATTTTGCTTTGCGTCTTCCACATTCTTATTGCCGCCTCCCCCATTAACTCAGCGGGAGGCGCAATACGTGTTAATTTGCTTTTTTGCCCGGTGGGTAAAGTGGGTTTTCGGCCACCACCGGACGATCGAATTCCTCCGGCCATAAACGTTCCTTTGATAGATGAAACCTTCCGGAAAAAAGTTTCTTATTTCTGGCGTGTAAAAATAGACTTCAACGGGCAGTCCCGAAGCGCGAAAGGGGTCAGGGATTTGATCCCCCCTACCCCTCAAATGATATCAATTGTCATCATCGTATAATGTGATAATTTGATATTGAATGATTTTATATTGAAACTAACCCTGCCCGTCGCCTTCGAGCTATCGGTTCAGTCGAGGGTGAAGTCGTCATTCCGGCTGTGCCGGCGACGAATATTGTTCGCATTGCGTGGTCCGGGAAATCCCTAGTTCTTTGTGGGCAACTGACTGGATTCCTGCTGTCAGGACCCTGTCGCTGTAGCGGAGCCTCCATCGGTCTGCAGTACGCTTTCTGGTAGCCGTTCAGCTAATGGCTGGTTCTCGAACACCTTCATCCCAAACTGGCCGATCCAGGTGCTGACTGAGTTGATATTCCCTGCGATGAAGTCGGTCACCTCGGCGATCAATCCTTTAACGACGACATCCGTACTCTGACGCCAGTAATTCTCAATCGCGACCAGCAACGGATCGGAACCATTACTGATAGATTGCTCGCCTACGGTATACGTTTTTTTCTTCGCGCTATCGGTAATGCAGAGCAACTGACTGGTCTGGACGGCGCCAGCCTCTGCATCGATGACCTGCATCGTCAATGTAGCCACTTTGTTTCCCTCTGCATCAGCACTGGATGCATAGAACATTGAGAGCGTCAGATCCGTTCGTTGATACATCATTACTTACCTCCACGGCGATGACGTGAGCGGCGACCACCGGGAGCCGTAGTCTGTTGTTCTTGTACCAGCTCACCCTCTAAAGGCTCCTGATCCAGAGCAGGTGATGAAGCAGGGGCCGGAGCAATATCATGTGCAATCGTCAGTTTCAGCAGGGGACGGCCGCCCTGAACGTGCTCAAATTGGATCCCATGTACGGCTTCATTCATCCGCGACTGGCCATCCGTTTCCAGAACGGTCAAAGCGCCATCAACGTATTCAATTTTGAAATTCTTCATCGGGTTCTCTCTGTTGCTGTTTTCTTTCTGTGGCAGCTCCAGCACAATGACTCGAGATTAAAGTCATCGTCTGTACCGCCATGAGCTTTAGGAATGATGTGGTCGACACTTGAGGCTTTCGTGGCAATACCGTCTCGCCTGCAGTTCTGACAAAGGTATTTATCCCTCTTCATGATACGGGCCCGTTTAATTTCCCACGGTCGACCATAACCACGTTCCTGCCGAGTTTTTCCGGGCTGGTAGTTACGCCAGCCATCACCAGCGTGTTGCTGCCGATGCATCTCACAGTATCCACCGACATCATTGGTCACAGTCGCGCATCCTATGTGCCGGCAAGGTCGTTTAGCTCGTGGCGGCATAAGCATCCTCGAGCATGAGTTGAGGGAGAAGAGTTAAAGCGGTACTGTCGATGGGAAACTCTGGAACGGGCAGCGATGAGCAGGACAATCCGTCACACTCAATCCCCTCCAGCTTCTCGTCTACGTATGCAATTTTTAAGTTCTTCATCGCGTTACCTTTTGCGAATAAAAAAGCCCCGCAGATGCGAGGCTACTGGTTAAATATCAGGGTGTTACTGTGAAAGCTCAGAGTGTAAGGTTGCGGCTCAGCCTATCTGTGGTGGGACACAGTTAAACATTGTACTTGCAGAGGAATGGCTGATTAGCTCTGCTTAAGGAATAGATATGATCAAGAAGCATATACGCCTAGAAATGGAATCAAACGCCCAAACAATCGACGAATTGAACAAGGAAATTGGGCAATTGAAATGTGTCGTTGGTTTTTTGATGACTCAATTAACACCTGATTCCAGGCAGGCTGTCATTGATAACTTGAAAGAATTTGGACTAAATGATTCAGCCAAGGAATTTACTCAGTTCCTTTAAAAATTGCCAAACCTACTATATTAATTTTCCAACCTTGTGAATGATTGGGTTGGGTCTCAGGCGTAATAGTGGATTCATCCCTTTCGCCTGAGACAGATTCAAATCTTGAAAGTGTAAGTTTTAGCGTTTTCATGTTGTTGTTCCTCATTTTTATCCCCGACAAGGGATATCGGTTATTTTATCCCTTATCGGGGATAGACTTTCGCGCCGATTCGTAAATCCGCTCACAGGTCATTCCTGTTTCCCCTGATTGGTTTTATCAAATATTTTCGTCCAGGATGTCCTCAAACCATTAAACCGACTAAAAAAAGGCCGCATAGGTATGCGGCCTTTGGTTAGTAACAGTTAGAAACCTAAAATCTCTCAGGAGCCACCCGGGAGAGATTTTCTGCTTGCTAAATGACCTCTGCCGTTTCGGTGTTGGCTGGCAGTGGTAACGTGAGGATAGCTTCATTTCAGCCATCGATATCATTTAAATGCATGAATAGCTTATTAGACTAGTAATTCGCGATTCTCAAGAACATTAACCAGAACAACAGACGTCTGTGCTTATTTTTTTAGCGCAATGATCCGTTAGTCACCAGTAACTAACATATTATTCGATGGTTCCTTAGACAGTGACCCATAAATCTAATTGTTTAATGTACCATTGGATGGGCACACAAATAACCACACCATCCCCAAAGTTAACAGATTTGATAACACACCCTTGTGGCGGAAAAAATTCCGCACCAGTCTGGGGCCGGATCGAGCGCTCAATGCCGTAACGATAACCGCATGGTAGTTGTGGTAGTAAGTTTACTGTCATGAGTGGCTACTTAGTTAAGAGTGGTTTGAGATCCTATAGTGCATGACATCCCCTGAATTAGATACAAACATTTCGATGCTGAAAGCTTGAATGTCTTGTTTTCAGATTTTTTGTTCACTTAAGGCCACTTATTTCATGTGCTATGCCTGTTACTTACTCACCGCCCGATAGTACGCCTGCCAGCGATACTTATCCAAACGGAGCTGGCGCAGGCATTGAGCGGTTTCTACATCAGACTGTAAATCTTCATCGCTGTCATTCCCTGCGTCACTTGCTTTGCACGGCGGACTCATCAAATCCGGGGATGGAGTTGGCAGCATCGATGGCGCGCTGACGCAACTGCACAGCAGCATCATCAAACCTACACACAGTTCGATTCGGAGACTGAACATATTTCACCACGTCGCGGGTTATTGTTTTGTAGATGACCTTACCCGCTTCGTTAGCAGTCGCGGCCTTTTCCTCTACAGGCTTAATGGTATTCTCGGCCTTCTCTCTCTTCTTTGAAGCCTGAGCATTGATGTGATCAGCGTGAGAACTCCAGCCTGAGCGCCACGAAATCACGTTGGAGGCCAGCAGGATTGTTATAGCGATGATAACGGCGGTTAAGCGACTCATCTTTGCTCCCATAAACACACTTCGCGCTCAATCTCCCTCCGGGTAACAAGTCCCTTCCACTGCTTACCTTTGGCATAAGTCCAGCGACGTAGCTGATCACATGCCCCTTTCTGGTCACCCTGGTTGATTCTGCGCAGTAGCGTTGAGGTCCGAAAGTTACCAGCGCCGACGTTATAGGCGAACGAGTACAGAGCCCCACGCATCGTTTCGGGGATCGGCTTCTGGATGTATGGGTCAATCTGGCGGGCAACGGTGTTCAGGTCTTTACTAAGCAGCGCGCGGCATTCAGCCTCGGTGTACCTCTTACCGAGCATTATGTCTTTGCCAGTGTGGCCATAGCAGACAGTCCAGACACCAACCACATCCTGATAGGGATCGTATCGCACACCCTCAAGGCCATCGTTACCGGTCGGGCCGGTGATGAGCGCTGAAGCAATGGCTATGGCTCCCCCGCCGACGGCAGCGATAACGCTATTCCTCAGCCTTGTTGACATAGCCATTGAGCCGGTCCTCTCGTTCTTTTCTTCGGTAATACCAGTTCACGCCGCAGGTAATAACGGTGCATGTGATACCGACAATGATTGCCCAGTCACTCAGGGTCAGCCCTGCAATTTTGTCGGCCAAAATCCATACCTCTGTTTTAGCTGTGTCAGCGTATGCCTTTGCGGAGACACCGCAGCCCGTCAGTGCGGTACCGGTGCCGTAGGAAAGTCTGCTGTATATGGTGCTCATTCTTGTCATAACCTCACCTCCGCTGATTACGGATGGCGCTGTGTGCATGAAGGGGTCAGGCCCATCGGGCTGATTTGACAACGAGCCGTATCGATGATGATTCCCGTGAGCCTGAAAAAAGAAAGGCCACGCAAAGCGCAGCCTTCAAACGATGTTTTCCTTTGGTTACTGAATCGCCCTATTGATGGCGTAAAAAAGCCCGCTCAGAGGAACGGGCAGAAAGTAGGCATTCTAGGTAGTAACGAAACGAAGGCACTCCTAATAGTCCGAGCTACCGATTTACCAGGAAGCATTCACTTTTGCCGTTACGTTCTATAAACATAGACAGGCAACCGCAGAAGTAAACCTTCCATAAATCTTAAATATGTTATTTGGCAGTGTGGTGCCGGGTGCCTCCCGGTGAGCATGCCCCAGTCGGCATGGCCCGCGCTGCATTTACAGGTTTCTGTAACTGACTGGTCGCCCCTCCGCACAGGGGGATTCACCACATCAATACTTTATGATGGGAAGATTTGATACGTCAATAACATAGACGTATCGCTAAGCCACCAGCTATGCAGCAATTACATTAGAAATAACCAGTTACCCGGGTAATGGCATTTTCAGAGCCCCCTCCGGATTACATTAGGGTGGTTTGAATAAAGGACTCGGCTGATTTAGCAACAAGCCGTATCGATGATGGCTCCCGTGAGCCTGAAATGAAAAAGGCCGCCAGTACGGCGACCTTTGATTAGGAGATATAGAGATTAGTGGACGACAATTTCCATCTTTTGCCCCAACGCTGATAGCGCTTTTTGGATCGTATCGATTTTGGTGCTGTGACCAAGAGACACGATGCGCTGTACTTCCTGTGGGCGCGTGTTAATCATGCGGGCGAGATCAGCATTGCTGGTGTTGGTGCTGACCAGACGGTTTAACAGCAATACTTTAGCTGCCACGCTGGCCGGAACCTCAACAAACGCATCACCTTCTGCTGATGGAGCGGGAATCTCCCGGCGGTCGTCAAAGTAAAAATCAAACGCCGTCACCAGGGCATCTTGCGCCATTTCTAACGCTTCCTCCCTGGTCTCTCCTCCCGTCATTGCCTCTGGGATATCCGGAAAGAATACCGCCCAGCCGGTTTCGTCATGCTCAAAAATTACCGGGTATCGCATATTGATTAAGTGAACCTCCGCGAGTACCAGCCCCGAGGGGCTGGATTTTATTTGATGCCGAGTTGCTTAAGAATTGCCTTCCTCAGCGGTTCCGGTATTTCCTTCCCCGGATGTCTCGGCATTACCGTTTGCTTGCCGTTGAGATAGATTTTCAAGTGGTTAGTACCATCTTTAAATTCTGCCCCTTGAGCTGCAAGCCAACGCCTCAACTCGCTTTGCTTCACTTCCTCCTCCTGTCTGTTTAACTTGAGATAAGCATAAACATTTTTGTTTATGCCATCAAGCAAATAATAAACATTTTTGTTTATATAAATAACAGAGGGAGCTTTTGCCCCAGACCTCTACGCCACGGTGAGGCGAAGCAAATCAATTATGCGATATACGACGATATGACAGGGGGTACTGATGCAATGCATCTCGCCACTTCCCCTGTCGTATCGCCGGAAAGCAAAAACCCCGCAAGCGCAGGGTTTCAATGATGTAAGCTGTGTGTCCAAGTTACCATTCTTAACAGATTACGATAGATTTTGCGTACGCGTTAGGTATTTCTTACAATCATCTTTTTTACATGAGGTTTTCATCACATGACTACACTAAAAGAACTCAATGAAGAGCTCAAGCAGCTCACCGATGATGGGGATAAAACGAGGAAAAAAGCAGAAATTGCTGCTTTGGTAGCCAAAGCCGATAATGACATAAGACTTGCACAAAGGAATATCGGCTACAACGTCAGGGAGTGGACCGTCGAGGTCATTGTCCAGAAATACGGCGAGAATCTCGATATTGATGCGAACGAGTTATTTATCCCAGATTATCAACGTGATTACAAATGGGATGTGAAAACAGCCTCCAGATTCATTGAGAGTATATTACTCGACTTTCCTATTCCTTACTTATACATCGCTGATGTATTCAATGAAGACCCAGAACTGGATGGAAGAGTAGAAATCATAGATGGTTCTCAACGAATTCGTGCAATTCATTATTTTTGGAACAATGAATTTGAACTGAAGGATCTTAAGGAACTTAAGAGCTTAGAAGGCTTCAAGTTTTCAGATCTTTTAGCGAGTCGACAAAGACGTTTTCTCCGGGCTTCGCTAAGATTCATTGAGTTAAAAGGTGATGTTGAAGAACAACATCGAAGAGATCTTTTTGAAAGAATAAATTCTGGTGTGAAAAGACTCGAGGCAATGGAAGTAAGACATGGTTCTGATGCTGCAGCTTCCATTTTCTATAGGGATGTGATCTCTCCATGTTCAGTTAATCCATTATTCTCACAGTTAGCACCGTTATCAGATCGTAAACGTTCTAATGGCGATCATAGGGAGCTTGTATTACGTTTCTTTGCTTATTTAAATGACTTAGATAATTATAAAGGTTTCGTTGCTCCATTTATTGATCAATATATGAACACCCAAGCAAATCAAGTAACACAGCAAAATGTAAGTTCATATACTGATGAATTTGAAAAAATGCTTCAATTTGTCAACGCTCATTTTCCTATGGGGTTCAAAAAGACACCTACAAGTAAAACAACCCCCAGAGCTAGGTATGAAGCGATTGCAGTAGGAACAGCTTTAGCTTTAAGAAGTAACCCGCAGCTCCTAGAACCAGCCCAGCCTATTTCTGACTGGTTATTCGAGGCAGAATTTGAAGGAATTGTAACAGCAGATAGTGCCAACAACACTACGCAGCTCAAGAATAGAATATTCTATGTTAGAGATAAGTTATTAGGGGTCTGATATGAGTCTTATTGACTTAAGAGATGAGTATGAAGAAAGAGCAAGTGATATAGGTGAGATCATCTCGCTAGCTTTGGCTATTTCTGAACAATCTGAGAGTTTAGATCAAAATACTCAACAGAGCTTAGCATCATGCTTAGAAACCCGGGTTAATATTTTAAAGTCATCTCTTCACATGATGCTATACAATCAAGTTGAGAATACTGCAAGAGGATGTATTGAATCTATTTATGATCATTTACAGGATAGCGAAGTAAGCTATTCATCCTTAAAAGATAAATTTCAGATAAGCATATTGCATCGTATCATTTCAGATAATGAAACAGGTAAAAGCCTATATCAAAAAATTGGCAGTGATATATCTAAGAAGATAATCTCAGCATCTATGAATATTAGAAAAGAGTTTAATGGCAATGTATGCAAACCAGTGTTGCATAAGATAACTCAAGCTTACGGCATTCAAATTGCAACATCCCCAGAGTGCCGTAATGGCGCTGATCTTGATCTTTTAAAGGACATTCGAAATGAATTAGCACATGGTAGTACAAGCTTTTCTAGAAAGGGTCAACTTGACCCTTTAGGAGAGGTTATAAGTAGAGCTCAAAGAATAGACATTTACTTACGTCTACTAATAAGCTCTACTGAAGAATATATTGCTACAAGTGGCTATTTATCTGCGCAACATGCCTAATGAAAGTCTCTCCTATAGCATGACCGATTATAGGAGGGACTGCATTTCCAATCATCGTGCCCAATTTTTGGAACGAGAAAGGGGTTTTCCCATCTAAGAAATTATATTCCAATGGGAAAGATTGCAATATAGCAGCCTCACGTAGAGTGATAGCTCTATTTTGTTCTGGATGCCCAAAACGCCCATTTCCATACCCATAACATTGGGTTGTTATTGTTGGACTAGTATCATCCCATATCATGCGCCCATAAACACTTTTATAGGTCATCCCTGAATCTTTTTTATGGCATTCAGCTCTAATTTCCTCAGGCCAATCATCCCAAGTGCCGCCGGGTAGGGAGTGCATAATCCTTTTTAAGTTTAATTCCCGCAATTTTGGCGAACAGTGAAGCGCATCAGTTGCTAATTTTTGCCCAGCCTCGACCTTTGGCAACATACCGATTGCATCTTTAACTGTCGTTTTACGATCTTTTTTTTCTTGATCAAAAGAGATCGGGCCCAATCGTGATCCAATCAATATTAATCGGCGTCTATTTTGAGGTAGACCATAATCTGAGCAATTTACTACGTCATACCATAAATGATAACCCTGAGCCCTCAACGTTTTAACAAATCCTTTAAAAACTGGATGGATTCTAAGTTGCGGAACGTTCTCCATAGTTACAAGTTCAGGATTAATATCAATCACTAACCTTTCAAATTCACGAAGTAACCGCCACTTGGAGTCATCCTTCTTGCTATTGGGATTCCGATACTTCGAAAATGGCTGACATGGCGCACAGCCGGCCAATAGTTTCACATTTCCTGTTTGAAACATTGAGGAAACTTCATCAGATGACAATTCAGTCACTGACCTATGAACAAACTCAGTATTTTCATTATTTTTTTCAATGACATAACGACATGACTCATCAATATCAATGCCATGAGACACGTTAATACCAGCGGTTCTCAGCCCATACGTTAAACCACCCGCGCCACAAAAAATGTCTACTGCTTGAATGTTCACAAGATTCTCCGTAACAATGTCCTGTTATTATATACATATATAAGACAGGTGAGTAGAGTGAAAATGGAATTACCATAACCAATTGAAAATCAATGAATTATACATAAAACACCTTCAACAAACCCCATTGCAGAGCGTAACTCACCTCGAATTTTTCCATCAGAACACCTGCGTTTTTTAGCAATCGCACGCAACGACATTCCGATTACAAAGTGAGCAATGATTAACTCGTACTCTTCCGGCTTACACATACGTAATCGCGCAACGCACCCATCAATCATAATCCCTTCATCATCATCGCATTGCTGGCGTGTTTTCTTTCCATGAGGTAGTAAATCTTTAAACCCAGCAGCAATGGGTTGCCAGTCAACACCACTATTGTCAGATGCCGCCCAAGCTCCCCAACGGTCCATTATTTCGTACATATCTCTCATTTTTAAAGCTCCTCAGGATAGAACGCCGAGCGAGTAAGCCCGGTCCAGCAATTTAATAATCAATACCGGCTGGGTGCCGTATTCACGCTCAAAAGCGGCAGGGTCATGGTGCAAAGCGCGGTGGTGCTTGCGGCATAATGGGAGCGTAAAAATATCGTGGGCCTTCGTACCTACGCCGCCCTGCCCCCAGCCAATAAGATGGTGTGCATCATCTGCAGGCTGCCCGCAGCACATACACGGTTGTGTTTTAACCCATGAGATAAAATCAGCTGATAACCATCGGCTCCGCTTAGGTCTCGCGAATAGTGTCGCCGGAGCAACAGGATCGACGTTCACAGGAACCAGAGGTTTGCCCGGCGTTGTTATTGCCGTTGGCCTGATTGCTTTTTCGAGACGGGGAGAAAGAATACTGGTGGCCGGTACCGACGGAACAATCTCACTCTCCCTGTAAACCGATTTAATGCTATCGTCTTTAATACGCAGGGATCGGCGCGCCATTTCTTCTGTAATTTCATCGCCAATCCCGGCGCCTACCGCCCACCAGCATAGCTCCGCCAGTGACAATGAGCGCTGAGCGTCCAGACCAAGCGCGATGCGGGCAGTGTCGATTACCCAGTCAGCGTTGTTAACACCTACCAGTTGATCGAGGGTTTGTTCCGTTTGGTTTTTCAGCTCATTATCACAGTGCCAGCATGCGATTATTACACCCGTCGAATGGCGAAATGGGACAAGCTCATGGTGATGGTAATCGGAATGTGCCCACTGACAGTTTTTAACCTGCCGGCGCAACCATGACTCTAAAGCACTAACACCACCAGCCGCAGTGATAACAGCTTTCTTCATGAAAAATGGTCTGAGCCCCATATCATCCCGCAACGGCTGCCGGGCATCAGGAAGACGCCCGCTGGGTATCTTTTTCATGCTTGCCGGCGGTATTTCCACAAGAACTCGGCCGGCACCGAATAACGGCATTAATTCACTACCCGGCTTAAGCAGCACAATTCCAAGATGGCGTGCAATATCCACGTTAAGCAAAGCTCGCATCAGTCCCTCCACATCTTCTGTATGTAGGTCCTGTCAATCCGTGGCGGCTTCTTCGATTCCGGCAACAGCACGCGGATCTCCCACGATGCAAAGTCTCTGGATAAGCTCTTCTCAACCACACAGTTATTTTTACTGTATCGCTCCACCAGCTCTGTAGCCTCAGCCTCTGAAAGTTGCTCGTGTAAAAACCAACTTTTCTTCATGGCTGATCACCGAACAGTCGCAAAAACTCAATCGCTCTTTCACGCGCGCCGGGTTCTTCAGCGATCATTTCCTGCAGCAGCTGCACGGCGAGCATAGGCTCCTTTCGCCCGACGATGGAAATTCCTCTGGAGACACGGCGAGAGAGTTTTATAAAGTTTTTTTTCTCTAACGCACGTAGATGCAACAGGACAGCATTAGACGAGCTAACGCCGAGCATACCGGCCAGCTCAGATAGCGTAGGTGGGTAGCCATGCTGATTGATGTAGGCCACCAGCAAGTCAAAAACTTCCTGCTGTCGAAAAGTTAGTTTCGAAGACGAGAGTAAACCGGCGCTCGTTGAAGGAGCACCAGTCTGATGGGATTTTGATACTTCGGGGGTTTGCGTCATGGTTTCTCTCCGCGACGCAGCAGGTATAGGTTGTTCAGGCCTATGACGGGATTGTAACAGAACCTGGGGGAACCTGGTAACCAACTCCAGACTTAGCCTTTTCAATCATCTGTGAAAAAAGAGAGAGAGTCCCCACGATCTCATCCGGCTGCAAAGGCATAAACGAAACAGTGTCGCCGCGCCGGTACATCAGAGCGCGCTCACACACAGGAAAGGATGTCAGACGAGCAACGATCACCCCATCGTCGCATCTGATAATTGCGTAGCCGGTGTTCGGCATTTCTTGTTTTTTACTCACAGCCAAATCCTCAAAATAAAGCAGGCAAGCCACTGGACCTCAACTTAACAAAACCAGTCATCAGCGCTTTCCCAGGTGTCCTGCAGGATTTCCTCTACACGTTTTTTATCTCCGTCCATTCCACCAAGCACGGTCAACCCATCAGAGCTGGCCCGACGAATCACAAGACTGCAGTTATTAAAGTTTTGATCCAATCGCCGCAGTAGCTCCTTCTCCAGAGCAGGCACAGCGCCATCCGGCAATTTTTTTTGGCGATCAATTGTGATTTCCACTTTCATAACTAGCTCCTCACGCAAGTACTGTATAAATAAACAGTATACTTGTTAGGTGAAATGTTCAAGCGTTTAATGCCACTTTTCGCTAACCCATGCTCATGTTTAGATTGATCTTTTCTCCACAAAGGACGAAATCCGCTATCACAGGGATACAGTCATTTTTGTGGTGATCAACACCTTTGATAAGAAACGTTGCTACCACTGGCGTTCCAGATTCCGCTCTTGGCACAGAGCGGACAATCTGAATGGGATGAAGGTCTGCTTCGAGCGAACTGCGGACCTTTACACTCATGATCACCGCTTATGTATGCATTACGAACATAGCGCTGTAGTAATCATCGGTAGCTGTTCAACTTAGTCCGGTACACTCGCTCTGTACTAAAATGCTTATCTAATAGATGATTTAAGAAATCGTCACAAGATCAAGATGGATTTATCAACATGACTAGAACAGAAAGACTTCTCGAACTACTACAGATATTAAGGGCACAAAGATATCCGATCACTGCATCCACCCTCTCAGAAAGACTGGGAATAAGTGTGCGATCTCTTTACAGGGATATAAAAACGCTGCAGCATCAAGGAGTAAGCATTGAAGGTGGTGCTGGAATTGGTTACATCGTTAAGTCTGACTTTCATTTGCCACCCTTAAACCTTTCTCATGAAGAAATCAATGCCATTACACTTGGGTTAAATTGGGTATCTCATAATACTGACTGTAATTTCAAAATTACCGCAAAGAATGCACTAGCCAAAATACACGCCGTCATTCCTGGTGAATTAAAAAACCTTATTGAGAGTCAATCCTATCTGATCGGTCCTTCAGAAAACAATGAGATGTTTTTTGAAGATATTCGCATTACTATTAAAAAGCGCATGAGAATAAAGTTAAAGTATTGTGATAAGAAAGATTGTTACTCTTCTCGAATCATATGGCCTATCGGATTGGTATATATGGAGTCATGCTGGATTTTGGTTGCATGGTGTGAAATGAGAAATGATTTTCGTCATTTTAGAATGGACAGAATTCAAGATATTGTGCAACTGGATTCCACATATAGTGAAAGCAGAGAAGTTTTATTGAAAAAATGGAGACTAAAAGAAGGGATCTGCGAGGGGAAAGAGTACTGACAAAAACTGTCACAGCTAATTTGTATACTAACCCAGATGAAAGACTCAATTCTACTTCATAGGGGGGGTTATGAATTTCAAGAATAAAGTTGCTGTCATAACAGGAAGCACTACAGGTATAGGTGAGGCAGTCGCAGACCAATTACATAAACATGGATCTAAGGTCGTTATTGTATCCCGTTCGTCAGAACAGGCTAAACAAAAAGCGAAACAATTATCTTCACAGGGACAACAAGCCGTGGGGATCGGATGTGATGTGTCACAGCCTGAACAAGTACGGCAAATGATAGATGATGTTATCAAACATTTCGGCAGACTTGATTATGCAGTAAATAATGCAGGCTTAACAGGTGAACATGGTATAAATATACCTGAGCAGACAATTGAAAACTGGGATAAGGTTATTGCAACCTCATTGAGCGGTGTTTTTTACTGTCTAAAATATGAAATACCTCAGATGATGCAATCTGGTGGTTCTATAGTTAATTTATCTGCAGTAAATGGTCTGGTTGGCATTCCTGGGTTAGCACCTTACACCGTGGCTAAACATGGCATAATCGGTTTAACCCAAACCGCAGCGCTAGAGTTTGCATGTGAAGGCATTCGAATCAATGCAGTCGCTCCGGGCTATGTCCAAACCCCACGAATGAGTGAGTTCCCAGAAAATATCGTACGTAGTTTCGCAAATAGCCACCCTATGAAAAGGATGGCAAAAATGCAAGAAATAGCAGGCTTCATACTGTTTTTACTGTCAGATAATTCAGCATTCTGTACCGGAGGAGTTTATCCAATCGATGGCGGTTATTTAGCTGAGTAAAATGTCCCTAACGCCCTTTTAAACTTTAAGAATTGCCTCGCCAAAGTCGTAGGCTAGCTGGGGTGTATAGTTAACGCTTCCATTATCAGGCCTGTGATGAAAGTATTTCAAGTATGGGTTAATATTGGGATTGATGATCGGCACTCCATTTGTTCATACATCATGCCATTAACAACGTCCTCTTCTGGCACTCATGGGACGTCCAGGGCCCGGGAGTACTCCCCTGGACGCATGGTCCAGATTGATCATTATGATTTTTTATGGTTTTGTGAAGATAAGAATAACGAGAGCCAAAAAGGCTAAAATTGAAGAGGAGCACTACCATGAGCAATCCAGAAATAAAAAATAAGGGCCATGAACCTCCGGATGGTCTTCCTCGTTATCGTCTCCTGACAGGTAAGGATGACGCTAAATTTTGTCATCGGGTTTCAGAAGCACTGGCGCTTGGTTATCAACTGTATGGCTCCCCCGCCGCGACGTTTAATGGGCAGGATGTGATTGTTGCGCAGGCTATCATATGGCCTGAGGTACAGCAGAATCAGGCTTCGTAGGAATGAGTGGGCTCACAGCGTCCGGAATCCGCCCGGTGCTGTAAATCACCGCAAGGTCTGTCATAAGGTAATTGCATCACGCATCGCGACACCTTTTTTCTTTACGCAGGCCTTCTCTTTCACTCTTTGTCAGAACTGTGGACCGCAGTAATCTCCACCCCGTGCTTTAATCAATGAGAGTGATGTCGGGTGCAAATTAAACTACCTTTCTCAACAGCAAAGGCGGGATAACCCTACCTTCGCAGGGTTTCTACGCCTGGTAATATGCCCATGACAGTCTCTAAGACCGCTTAGAGCGAGAAGTGTAAGTGAGAGTTTGTAATGATTACCAGGATGCAGAACTAAAATCGGCCGCTGATAATCAATGGAGAGCAGGTCAGGGTGACCAGCGCCCTTCCGTTTATATATTTCGGGCAGGCGAGCATACGTTTTTACTTAATACTCGTTCACTTTAAGGCTTCGTCTCTGCCGTGATACCAGGTTTCAAAAGCATCAGGGGTCATCGGTTTGGCAAAAAAATAGCCCTGAACTTCATCGCAGCCCAGCCTTCTTAAAATATCAACGGTCCTGGCATCCTCGACTCCTTCGGCCAGAACGATATAGTCGAGCTGCTTGAGGAGTGTGATAACGTTGCGAACAATGATGCGGCTGGCATTGTCGCCAGCAACCTTACTCACAATAGAGCGGTCAAGCTTGATGATGTCCATCGGGATTTGTCGCAGGTAATTAATGTTGCTGTATCCGGAACCAAAATCATCCAGAGATATTTTAAATCCGCGTTGTTTGAGCATGTCCAGGCCGATAAGTGCAGCGGGGCTTTCCAGCATCTTCTCGGTTTCCAGACACTCCACCCCCAGCAGGGCGGGATCCAGACGCGCGTCCAGCATTTTCTGTTCCAGCTCATCGCAGAAATCTGGTCTTGAAAAATCACTGGCAGCCAGATTAATCGACACAGGGAAAGAAAGTCCACGGCTTTGCCAGGCACTCAGTTGCACAATAGTGTGATCGATAACCCATGCTGTGAGTTCACGCATCAGGCTGGTCTTTTCGACCAGAGGAATAAACACACCCGGCAACACTTCGCCATTTTTAGGATGTTGCCATCTAAGCAAAGCTTCGGCTCCGGTTACACGCCCTGTCACCAGTGAGATTTTCGGCTGATAAACCAGATATAAGCCCTGGTTTTCTTGTAGCGCTTGTCTAACTTCAGTAAGAAGGCTGAAATCAGTCTTCTTACGGCTATCCAGAGCGTCATCATAAACTGTAAACCGGCGCCCCTGACTTATCCCTTCATGCAATGCGCTGACTGCACGGCGCAGTATTTCATTCGATGTCAGAGATTTATCGCAAAGCCCGGAGTCACCTATGTGAATATCCAGATCAAGGGGAACTTCAGGGGTAAGCCTGGCCTGGATCCCCTGAAGGCTTTGAGAGATATCTTCTAATGTCCGAGTTTTTTCCTTATGGGTAAAAAAGGCAAATCGTCCAACTGCCACGGCGTAGAGCGGCCCTTCTAAAGGCAGGCGTACCTGCAGCTCTGCGACCATATTACGAAGTAGATTTTCTACGGCAGTCATACCGAGTGATCGAGCCATTTCGTAGGCTAATGGCATATCAATACAATCAATAATGACGAGCCTGAATGCGCCTTCAGTTGAAACCTCTATATCCTTCAGCAGTCGCTGCCGGTTTGGTAATAGCGTGACTATATCGAGGTAGCCGACGGAGTGCCACGAGGCCAGAAAATCCGATATAAGTTCTGCAATCTTTTCAAAAAGATCGAGCTGCTCGTCTGAAAGTTCCCTGGGCTGAGTATCGAGGATACACAAGGTACCTATGGATACTCCATCCTGGGTTTTAAGTGGGCAGCCTGCATAAAAGCGAATGAATGGAGCCTCTTTCACCGCGTGATAGTCACGAAAGGTAGGGTGCAGATGAGTGTCATGACAAATGAATGTCTTACTCTGTTCCTGGGTCTGTACGCAAAATGCCTCGCTCAGGCTGATTTCCGTGACGACAACATTTTGGGCTGATTTGATGTATTGCTTTTCTTCATCGAGAACAGAAACAAAGCCCATCGGCATGTTCAGCAATTGGCATATTAGATGAGTATATTTTTTTAACGCATCATCCCGGCCCTTGTCAGGATTTTTCAACAAGTCGATTGCCGCAAGTCTTTTACTTTCATCTCTGCTGAGATCGGTCAACATGGCAAGACATCCTCCGGCGCAATATGCTTCTGGTTATTCCACACTCAAAGGTAGCATGCATCATTCTTCCAATGGCATATGGTAATACATACGCTGTGACCTGCATAATCTTTCACATTAAAATGTTTCCAGTTGATTGTCTCCCGAAAATGTCGCCCCCGGCTGCCCGGTAATCCATTTGCTGGTTGTGTTTGTGTCAGTAATGTCCGCTCCTGGCACTCAGCGGACATCTCAGCTTTGCCTCATCCCGGAATATTTGAACTTAGCTTTGACATCCCGTACCAGATGCTGTTGATTCCATTTTAGGCATAATCAGCACCTCGTCGCATTGCGCAGGCAGCGGTTACGCATTTTGGCAAGCAACCAGAGTTCGTTTGCTGTTGTAGTCATCCCAAGCATCGATGTGTAAACAGTCGCAGCCCGGCGCCACAGCTTTTTGTCTTCCAGCGTCTTCGCCAGGGACAGTGCGTTTTGGACTTTTTTCACATCCTCTTCAGATAATGGTGTTGCAGTCTGCGGCAGGGCAACATCGGGAACCTCAACGCCTGCAACAACCCGGTAGACATACTGGCAACCGTTATAGGTACGATGGAGTTTTCCCGCGGCATGGAGTTGCCGCAGCAAGTTACCTGCTGTACTGGCTTGCAAGTCGAGCGCATCGCAGACATGCTGCAGGACGCATTCTGGCGTCCGGCTAACGATGGCAAGCACCATCTGTGCTTTGGTTACTTTGGCTTTTGATTGTTTGGTCATGGTCAAAACTCGTTTACTTGGTTAAACCTGCCGCCTTGCGGCGTTTGTACTCTTCCATCAGAATCTGCGCTGGTGTCGGTCCTGCTGCATGCCTCGGTGCTGCCAACTGCCGACGAATCGGGGGAATCGAAAACCCGTTATCCAGGTGTTTGCTCCATTTCGTGAGTAAGTTTTCTGCCAGTTTTTTCAGCTCCCCCTCAGTCAGGTTCCTCTCAACTCCGGTTCTGCGCATCTCAATGCAAATGTGATACAGAACATCTTGTTTCCATGGGTATTTGTCGCTGCCCGAGTATCGGTAAGACTCATTCCTCCAGCGCTTGTATTCCGCCATTACAGCTTCAGATGTCAGATTGAACGGGTTAGCACCGCTGGAAGACACCAGCGCAACGAACTCAGCAAGATCCGGCGGCCATGTGCTGCCCGCGGCGCAGCGCTCCATGCACTGACTGCAGACCAGGGTAATCTGGGCTTCACTCATCGATCCAATCTGGGCAATCCACATATCCGAGGGCGCCGCCCCGTTCTTCTGGGTCCACCGGTTCGAAAATATTTCCCCCATGACCGTCCATAGCCGCCATGCCGTATCCGCCGCCAGCAAGTCCGTTTTGCTTTTCCCAGCGTTCTCTGGCTGCCTGAATTTCCTGAACTGCCCGGGATGCGGTGTTAACTGGTTGAATTCCTGCATGGCTTTTACCTCCGGTTGCTGGTTGTGGTTTAGATTTGGCTCTGGCACTTATCACGCTGCGGGCAAATTTCTGCTCCCACTGAATCTGAGTGAACACTTTCCCCTCGGATTTCCAGTACGCGGTGAACTCTGCCAACTCTGTCGGCAGGTATGCCGGTTCGGGAAGCGCTATACCCCAGGTAGCAGCCAGTCGCGGCCAGTCTTGTGACGGCAGCCAAAGGTCGTGCATGGTGAATTTTCCGATCGGAATATCCACTCCAGGCAGATACTTAGGTTGCTGGGGAAAATTTCTCTCCTGCGCATAGAGAGTGGGGTTTGATCCTTTTCCCTTCCCTTCCCTTCCTTTTCCGTCAGTGAGCCCTCCTTGAGGATTCACTGAGTCCTCATTGAGTCCTCCTTGATTAGTCACTCTCTTTTCTTCCTCTCCTGCCCTATCCTCAGTGAGTTCTGGCGGAAGAGGTATTTTTGAAGCTGAAGGCCTGTTTATTTTTTGATGCTTAAGGAAACCTTTAATCTGCAAATACCAGACATCATTCACTGAATACTCAGTGAGTAATCCATGAGTAATCAGTTCCTGTATTAGTGGTTCGCAATCGAGCGCGTCCGCAGGGAAGATTTGCATCTTCAACCGTTTTGGCGAACGCTCAAGGCATCCCATGTCGTTGGCGAAGTTGAACAACCCGATAAACAGGAGACGCGCTGGAATTGAACATTCCACCACCTTCTCATCTGTCCAGAATTCAGGTTTAACTGTTCTGATGCGGGCCATCTGAAACCTCTTATTAACCAGCTGGTGCTGGTGGTCATTGTCAAAACTCGATTAGAAAAATTGCGGCGCTACGGCGCTGATGCTCGCCAGTAGTGGTCCCGCCGCATCTGCAGGGAGCATGTTAAAAAGTGCAATTGCAGCTTCCCGTATTTCACGCTCTAGTTTCTGCAGAGGTGCGCCAAGTAACTTGGCCTGGTGCGCTTCGCTGCATTCTTTGATTGCATTGGCCACCAGCTCGGTTTCAGTTAAGCCATGTTTTAGGCCATGTTTGCGCGCGATTTCTATCGGCATTGCATCAGCGATCGCCGCCGAAAGCTGGATGACATAACTGGTGTACTTCTCTGAACCGCCCTCATTTTTCAGGTAGCGATACAGATTTTGTTTATTGACGCTGATACCGCGCCCGTTTTGTTTCTCCCACTGTTCGGCCACCAGCTGCGCGACGTGGTCTTGCGCACGCCCAGGTAATGAGGACTCCCATTCCTGAACGGCGGCCAAAATGGCTCGGCATTTCTTGCCGTCACGCCGACGGGGCAAATACTGATTTTCCGTTTTCAGTTGCATACTCATCACCGGAGTATGATTTTCAAAAGAGATGGTTTGCATGGTCACTCCTTAGGTATTCCATCCGTTGGATTCGGATATAGATCAGGACGTAATTCATGAGGCGTAACGCCCGTCGCATTAAAAACCTGTAAAACTCGCGATGAAGGCACAATACCTTTTGTTTTCCACTGACTTACTGCCATGCCGCTTACTCCAAGCGTTGATGCTAATTTATTGGCTGAGCCAGCTACTCGAATTGCGTTATCAAGGGCTGTCATATCTATCTCCTTGTTAAGTTAGGCATAATAAAGCATAGGTTTATATTCAATGCAAATTTTTAATTTATTGTGGCTATAAACTAAACCTTTACAATGGGCTTATGAAAAACACTGAAGAACTCAACAACCAACTGATTGCTCGTTTGGAAGAAATTACTCAAAGAGGGATCAGCAAGGCGGATATGGCTCGCATTGCTGGAGTTACACCTCAAGCGGTGAATGGGTGGTTTAAGAAAGGAGTAATCAGTAAAAAGTCCGCAATTGCCCTCGCGGAAGCTGCTAATGTGTCTGTAACTTGGTTGCTTGGAGAGAAAGTATCTGAAGATTCAGGCCTCAAGCCAAATGAGAGCAAAATGTTACGCCTGTTTAGGCAGTTACCTGAGGCAGAACAAGAGAGAATGATCGATACTTTTGAAGTCCGCCTAAAAGAAATCGATGATTATGTTGAGAAATATCTTCGTGGTCGATTTAAGGCTAGCGACACTAACTAACATCTCTGATCTCACCCCATGAACCGGCAAATGCCGGTTTTTTTTGCCTGCCGCGCAGCCTCAATCAATCCAACAGATCCCCTGTCTCGATTAAAGCAAAAGTTTGCATCCATATAAATCCAGTGTTGACATAAAACATAAACCAATGCTTTAATCATTCCATCGCAGCAAGTCATCGAGGCAGGAAGCCCACGAAGTAGCTGCCGGCGGCATACGAAACACCGGATGAGATGACGACAAGAAGAATTCGCAGCAGGTTATAACGTTCCGCCGGCCGGCGTTACAGGCATGAGATAGGGCATCACTATGAGAATAGATATATCCAGGATAGGGAAAATTTACTTTTTACTCGTCTCCCCAATCAAACTCTCTGTCGCGCAGGATTTGGAGGCCCGATTCGGAGACCGCGTAATCATTGCAGCTTTTGGTACTGATATCACGTCCATGGGCCTGGCACCAGGTGATGAAATCGTAAGTGCTGGTTACCACCTTCACAGCCTGGATACCGCTGTTTTCGTAGCGCTCCACCATGCTATCGGTGCGGATACGCCAATCATGGTAGTCAAAGGGAAGGACGTAAGCATCTGAAAGGATTTTTTGGAATTCTTCATAGTGAGCGGGATTTTCGTACCAGAAGACAGGTATAGGGCTACGAGACATTTTGCTCTCTTTTATTTGGCTGTGTGAGAGCGCCAAGAATACCACCGAGCCTGAAGTGGTGAAAAGACAGGCATGACGACTAGTAGGTTTTGCAATGCGGTGAATGCGGCTATGCGCACGCGGCACAGTTAAAAAATAAACATGGCGGTTATTCACATGTTGTGGGGAAAAAGTTGTCGGCGGTAGTTGTTAACTGGCTGCCGTCACCGGGAGGCACCCGGCGCCGCATTGCAAAACCACATCCTAATACTGAGTTAACTGGAGATAACTATGAAGGATTTTGCCCGAGTACCTACCGGGAACCAGGCGACTCGCCTGAACTGGTTCGAGGTGAGACTACGCCAGCTGTGTTACTTGCTGGCGCAGAAAGTAAACCCTGAGGCTGAAGCATGAATACCCTGTTTGCCCTTGTCATCAGCGTGTGTGCTCTCACTGGTGAATGCTCTGATGTTCTGATCGGTGTTTATCCATCAGAGGCCAGTTGCAACAGCAACGCCGATGAACAAAAAGTACAGGGCCAGTGCCTCCCCTACCGAAATACACAAAACATGGCTGACGACCAACAGCCTGCAGTGAGTTTTTGAATCGAGTTTTGACCAATGGCCGTTACGGCCGGAGAAGTGATTATGGAATTTGGAATGAAACGCGTTCTGGCATCTGTCCAGGCCGCCGCCACTTTGAATAAGCTCTATGACGGCTCGCCCGTTTCACTGACGGCCATCAGTAAAGAGTCAAAGCTGTCTACTTCATACCTTGAGCAAATCTTCAAAAAGCTGCGGGCGGGTAACCTGGTTATTTCACAGCGTGGCCCAGGTGGTGGTTATAGCCCCCGCGGCGATGACATCACCGTTACAGAAGTGATCACAGCAGTATCCAAACTGCCAGCCCATAAAACTTTTGAGCCTATCCTGCGAGCGCTTGACGACGTTCGCGTACCACAGCTGCTGCGGGGCGATGCCAGCCCCATAAAGCACAAAACCCGCGCAAGGCGGGTTAAGTACCCGGTCAGCCGACCAAAGCTTTCCGGAATCGAGTTTTGACCAATGACCACCACCAGGGCGGCTGCCATCAGCTGCCGGGTATCTTACAATCCAAAGGACCCCAAGCGCAATGAACAACTACCCGTATCTCATTAAAGCTAAGGCAAAAGCAAACGAAGCGAAAAGTCTCTTCTGCTGGTTCTCTACTAAATCCGATTCTCGCGCCGAGCGCAAAATTCGATAACTCTATTCTGCGTTCTTCTTACGATTGCATTGCTGAAGATTATCCGTGGGAATACTGGAACGATCGGGACGTGCGAACAATGGTAGAGCTCGGCCAGGCCATTAGCTTCGACCCCAAAACAACGATCCCGTTTGAAGGCGATCGTCACAATGCCCTCGCTGATGCTATTCATAAGGCCCGCTATGTATCAGCAATCTGGCAGCGAATAATTGCGAGCAATCAGGTACTCCAAAAATTGATACAAAACTGATTTTTTATTTTCAGATGCTGGCCCAGCAATGGGCCATAATGAGGTAAAACATATGCTCCAGATGTTAACCCTTGAAGAGTGGGCAAACGAGAAATACAGAAGCAATCCTCCAAGTGTTTCCACTCTCAGGAATTATGCTAAACAGAATATGTTTTCTCCCCCAGCCAAAAAAGAAGGTCGATTCTGGCGCGTCAGGGAGGATGCTGAGTTGGTTGGTACATTGACCACTCCCGTAGTAAAGAAAAGCGACCCTGTTCTTTTGCAGAGGATTTTGAACGATGGCTGCCAGACCACGTAAAAATAATATATCTATTCCAAATTTATACCCGCTCTTCAGTAGAAAGGTTAATAAAGTATACTGGCGTTATAAGCACCCGATAACTGGTAAGTTTCATAGTCTAGGAACAGACGAAGCAGAGGCCACAGCAATAGCTATTGAAGCAAATAAAAGACTGGCGGAACAACAAACCCGCCAGATAATGGCAATCACTGACAGAATTTCCACCAGCTCAGGAAAATCAATATCAACTTACACCTGGCTTGAACGTTACTGGAAGATTCAGCAGGAAAGATTAAAGTCCGGAGATATTAAAGAAAACACTATCAAGCAAAAAGCAAAACCAGTATCTCTGCTTAAGGAACGGGTAGGAATGAAATTAATATCCGCTGTCAATGTTCGAGATGTTGCGCAAATTCTTGATGAATATTTAGCAGAGGGACAACCCAGAATGGCTCAGGTCATTCGCTCTGTCCTAATAGATGTTTTTAAAGAAGCTCAGCATGCGGGAGAAGTACCTCCTGGTTATAACCCTGCACTAGCAACTAAACAACCTCGTAGAAAGATCACTCGCCAGCGCCTAACTCTTGAGGAATGGCAAAAGATTTTTGATATAGCCGATGAAAATCACAAATACATGGGGAACGCCATGCTTTTAGCCATAGTAACAGGACAACGACTAGGTGATATATCCCGTATGAAATTCTCGGACATCTGGGACGATCATCTACACGTTGAGCAAGAGAAAACCGGAAGCAAAATCGCGATACCATTAGCTCTGCGTTGCAACGCAATCAACTGGAGCCTCCGAGATGTAATCAGTCGTTGCCGGGATTATGCAGTAAGCCCTTATTTGGTTCATTTCTTTAGAACCACCTCACAGGCTGAGCGAGGAGCGCAGGTGAAACCCAGAACACTGACCATGAATTTCAGCAAGGCAAGAGACAGTGCAGATATTGACTGGGGACAAGGTACACCGGCAACTTTCCATGAACAAAGATCGCTTTCCGAGCGGTTATATAAAGCCCAGGGTATAAACACGAAAGATTTACTTGGACACAAAACTCAACAACAAACGGATAGGTACCATGATGATCGAGGTAAGGGGTGGACAAAGGTGGCCTTATGA